CCTTCAGCACCCCCGCCGTGGGAATGGTCAGGGTTTCGGCTGCCCTCGTGCCGTCAATGAAGGAGGTGGCGTAGGGTTTTTTCTCAAACTGTATTGCATCCCAAATTACCGTCCCATATGTGTCTGAATCTAATCTTCCAGCAAAAAGCTGAGCACAAACTCCAGAACCTAACGTATCCAATGTAGTTGTTACACTCAATCGCGTCCATTTATCGGATGTAATCTGTTTAGTTACACTTCTGCGACCAGCACCACCAATAGCAATGGATAGTGTTACGTCCATCGGAGCTGCATCATTTGGTAATTTTGCATAAGCTGACAGAGTTACCGTATCATTTAAATTAACTAATGTCCCATCAATACGTTTCTGTATTCTGCCATTTCTTGCTGTAGCTGTTACTTGAACAGCTTTCGCACCGTGCCATCCACCTGTAATAATTACAGCATTTGCTAAAACAGTTGTCCAATTACCAATGGTACCACCTTCAAAAGATGAATCCTCAGCAGAAAAGAGATTCGTCGTCCCTTCCTCCACCATAATCGCCTTGCCGAAGTCATCCTCTGATAATCCAGTTATAGATGATAAATCAAGCACTGTGCATTCATAGGATATAATAGGTTGTGAAAGCTCGGCAAGTTTCTTAACTGCTGCATCTACAAGTGCCCCCGCTGACAGGAACGAGTCATCTTGCCATATATATTCCTTCCTGAATTTAGCCCTTGCTTCATTCTCGCTGAATCCTTGCGAAATATACCAGCTATAGTCTTCCAAGTATTCTTTGCCGTTGTTGAAAGCTGAAATAGTTAGATTGTTTGCACCATACGGATACAATACTGTAGCCTGTGGTGGTTGCATTGTGCGTTTAATGCTCTTTATGTTCTTTTTGTATCTAAAAACTGCACCGTTATCACTGCCTATTTGATTTACCAGGCTTACCTTGCGGTTTATACTATCCCATAGTATCTCTAATCCTGTTATTTTTGCCCATTGACGGATTAAATATAGCACTGTTTGGTTTGTTTCTTTTAGACTGTACTTGTTGCTTATGTTGCCTTCAACTGTCCCTATTTGCCAGTGTGTACCTTCTAATATCTTGACGAGTCCCTGCTCAGGTGTACAATTTAATACCTCGAAGTCTCTTGGTTTGACATAATTCAATAGCTCTATATAACAAAGCTCGCTAAAGACTTCTATTGATTCCTTGCCTTCTTCATCTCTGCCATCTGTGATTTGTGTTATTATGTACCTCTTGCCATAGTATATGATTTCTTCATCATTCATTAATAAGTCTGCTTTTGGGTCTTGGAATGGTAAAGAAAATGATAGAGTCTCGGCTTCTCCAAGCTTTTCTTCAATCTCTATGTTGTAAGCATTTTCTAAAACTGCTATAAGTCTGTTTGTGTAATCATAGAGTCTAATATATTCTTTCTGTGCCATTCCTTATAACCACCGTTCTCTATATATTATTTTGATTTGTGCTGTTGCTCCATTAGCACTGCTGTATCTAATAGAATTATATCCTGGTTCAAGTACTGGAAAATCACCGCTAAAATAAGATATAAGATTATTTGACGGCATAGACACTGTGTAATTCCTACAATCCACTGTTAAAGTTCTTCCATTTGGAACAATGAAGTTAAACGTGAAGGATAAGTCATTGACTGTTATGCTTGGGTTTCTTATCTCTCCGCTTGTCGCTGTTATTTGAATTATAGGTTCCGTCTCATATGTCCCTAAATAATACAAACTCTCAGTACCACCTGATGCTATGGTATAAGTACTGGTTGACTCGTAGAGACTGTAGGCGAACGGCTCACATGTGAATTCAAGAGTAAAGAATCCGGCCTGTATATCACGCTCTAATGTTCCCGCATTTGTCAATTTTGCCATGTAATACTTGCCCGGTGTATCTCCGAGTTGTAGCTCTTCTCTATCCTTTGATACTAACCATGCTGCTATATCGTGAATTTTATCTCTGATGTCTGCAAAATCTGTGCCCTTAATCGCACATTCTATTGTTATTGTTCTATCGCCCCATGGTTGCTCGAATAGATAGCTCCCGTGCCTTCCTGGTATTGTCTCGTAGTGGTCCCTGTTAGCTGGTAGTATATCGTACTGTATGTCTAATACCTGTATATCAAAGGAAGAGGCCCAAGTGTCTTTAAATCTAAAGTCCAGCATATCTTAGCCCCCTTGCACGGTTTGCTATAGTGATGTCTCTTTGTAGTTCTCTGCTTATCTTGTATATGTCCTCTTCATTTCTGACTTCCATATGTTGCACTACTATGGTAACACCACCTATAGCCTCTGGTTCTGTTGTATTCCTTAGTGCATTTCTGAATAAATCCTCTAATTTATTAATAGGTAAAACTGCCTCAGTGCCTGCTTCACCTACACCTACAATTGCCGGTTGCGTGAATATACCGCCTTCTTTGTACCATTCAACTTTTATGTCAGGAATAGGAAATTTAAGTTTCCCTAAGCTAATCTGTCGAGTACTGAATGTGAAGTGTGGTAAAGGAATATGCAAGTTTCTGAATGGTGCCAGTATAGCGTCCTTAACTCTGCCGAATATTCCACTTGCAAGATTTACCAAGCCATTCCAAGCATTAGACAACGTCGAAGTAATACCATCCCATATATTGCCCAAGGAGTTCTTTAATGAGTCCATAGCACCAGTTATAACCGATGTGATGCCTGACCATATATTGCTTGCCGCATTCTTTATATTATTCCACGAGGTAACCGCTGCTTCCTTTATTGTATCAAATATACCAGTGAAGAAGTTCACGATACCAGTCCATATAGTAACCGCTAAGTTAGCTATCCATTCCCATACTGATTTTAGAAGTGCTGCTATTTTGTCCCAGTTCTTGTAGATTGTATAACCTATAGCTACACCTGCTAAAAATGCACCTATAGCCCATCCTATAGGATTGTTTAATCCCATAATAGCACCACCTACAGCCGAAACGCCTTTGATTATAGCCGCTATTGATTTAATAATTTGTCCCACTATCATTATTATAGGTCCTATAAGTGTTAATATAATAGCCGCCCAACTTATAATCTGTTTTACACTGTCAGGTAAATTCTCAAACCATGCCGAAAAATTATTCAACGCATCTACCACTTTATCTAATGCTGGTGCTAAGACTTCCTGTAAGTTTGTCGCGAATTCTGCACCTACTAACTTCAGATTGTTCATAGCCACTTTTGCTTTGTCTATCGGATCCAATGTCGCCTCAAACGTGGTACTTACTGTTCCACTTGCGTCTTCTGCTGCACTTGCTAAGCCTTTTAAGTCCAACGCACCACGTTGTAATGCGTCTAACATGAAACTTGCTCCTTTGGTACCGAATACCTCACTTGCTATTGTTAACTGTTCTGTGCTACTTTTGCTCTTTGCTAATTGTTGCTCTAATTCTGCTAATCCCTGTTGTAATGTTTTGCCATCTTTTGCGAATGTTATTTGTGCCTTATTAAGATAAGTCAGTGCTTTGTTTGCATCCAATCCCTGTTGCTCGAATCTGCCCATCAGTTTTGCTGCCTGTGCGAAATTTAAGCCCAATGCTTTGATCTGTGGTGCTCCTTTGATTGTTGCATTAAATATCTCATCAATGCTAAGTCCTGTATCTTGTGCCGCTTTTGTCGCCGCATCTAATACCTTTGACAGGTCTTTTGTACTTAAGCCATACGCTTCAATAGCCGCTTTTGCGTTCTGCGTTGCTTTTGTAACATCTGTGTTGTTGATTTTTGCGAATTTAATCATCTGCGTTGTTGCGTCTTCTAATGCTTTACCTGTAAGCCCGAATTGTGTATTCAACTCACCTACTGCGTCGCCTACTTCTTGCATGCTTGCCGGTAAGCTACGTGCAACATTCTTGAATGATTTCTCCATTTCTTCCGCTGCTTTACCTGTCGCCCCTGTTTTGGTAATTATTGTGTCCATAGCATCGTCAACTTCTGAAAACGCTGCCATGCTTGCCGCACCGATAGCCATTAATGGTGCTGTAACTTTGAGAGACATTGATTTACCTAAGGAAGTCATGGAATCGCCGATGGAACGCATGCTTTTTTGTACGCTCGATAATGATTTCTCAACTTCTTTGTTTATCTTTGCTGTGTCTTTCTTGAACTCTTCTAAATTAGTACGTATTGCTATGAAAGCTTCCCCGATGATATTATCGGCCATTATCTCTCACCTTCTTCCATTCTTCCATTAGTTCTTTGTATGCCTCGCGTTGTTCCTCTATTGGTACTTCTTTCTTCTTAGTATTTAACAAATGAGACAATGGGGGGATTTTCTTAGCTCTTATCAAATTTGCTGTTAACCATGCGGTATAATTTGAAAGTTCTATATCATTTGTTAACTTGTCATTGTACCCATCAATTAGCATGCTAAGTTCCCCCATTGTCATTTTGCCTAATTCCCAAGGTTTAAGCCCAAGCACTCCGTACGCTGTACGTTGCACTAAGTCCCAGTCCCATCCTCCGTCTTCTGTCCCTGCACTTTTTTTTGTGTACCAAAAGATGCTTCTAACGCTTCACCTATTTTTTGTATAACATTAGTAAAATCCGGTGCTTCATCTAACAGTGTCCCTGCTTCCTCAGGTGTTAAGTCTGGGTTATCATCTAACAGTCCAGCCCATAGTAAAGCCCTAATTTCTTTGAAACCATACAAACCACTGGTAAAAGTTGCCATTATCTCAGTTATTGGTTTGCCTAATGTTTCTTCTAATGTAACAAGTGCATTTATTGTATATCTTAGTTTCCTTGGTTTATCAAGTTCTACCAAAACAAAAGGTTTTCCCATACTATACCATCACATCCGTCCATTCACCGTCTATATCGATTGTTATCGATACAGTAGCCTCTCCTTGGTCTGGGTAATCACTACTAAGTCCTGTAATATAACCAGTAGCTGACCTGAAGTTCTGGTTTACACGCTTAAGCATAACCACTATAGGTTCCCCGTTCTTCATTGCTTGCTTTAGTAATAAGTAACCCTCGTTATCTGGTACATACAACGCGTCTAAACTAAGAGTAGAAGAGTACCTACCTGGTAAGATTCTTCTTGCTCTCTGTTCTTTGCTCGATATATCGATAACATCCACTGATTCATCAACTGTAGCATTTCTTTGTCCACCTACAGGTATCCATTCTGGTTCTGTATCTGTGCCAGTGTTTACTAACACTAACACATCACTGCCATTCATTCCCATTATATTCCCTCCTTTTCATTTATAAATCTTACTGTAACAACCATACCTAAAGCCTCATCTTCTGGTATGAAGACAGGCCCGGTACAACTCGTTATTATGTTCTTATACCCTGTTATTGTTATTG